GGTCCATATTATAACTTGGACGTGGGAGGAGTCACAACATCAAACTGGGAACTAGCTACAACAGGTAGTCCTGGTCTTAACAGAATTTTAAACCCATCAATAGAGAACGCAACTATATCAGAATTTACAGCAGATGGGTCAGCTATATCAAGAACAACAGGTGCTCCCCTTTTAGGTTCAGCAGAACTTACAGCAAACCCAGCTAACTCTGCAGCCAAAGAAGGATTTTATGTAACAACAGAAGCAACAGGAAGTGCCGTCAATATTAGTGGTAACGGAACAGGAGCTATGTACTTAGTGGCATCAGGTCATGTTAGAGGTGCATCTGCTTCAGGAGATGCCGTAATACAAATTACAGACTCAAGTGGAAATGTATTAGTAACATCAGATGCAGTTAGCTTAACAACTGACTACCAAAGATTAGATGTTGCATACGCAATTCCTGCTATTGATTCAGATGGAAACAGTAGTCGGTCATACAGAGTTAAGTTCTGTTCAAACACACAACACAATATTAATATGTTGTGGGACGCATTATCATATGACTTTAGAGATAACTCAACTAAAGTAGATTACATCGATGGAAACCTTGCAGGTGGAAATGGTTATGAATGGGAAGGCACAACCGACTTATCTAAGTCAAGACACGTTGCACCTATTTCAGTAATCAGGTATATAAAAATTAAAAACACACATGGTTCACAGAATCTGTTCGTTGCATTTGATGCAGAGGCAGAAGCTACAGCTAATTGTTTAAAATTGGCGGCGGGTGAATCATTTGAATCAAGTCACCCAATTGACTTTAGAAAAAAAGTATCAGTGATTGGTAGTGGTAGCTCAACAACCTATGAAGGTATTGTTATGGGAACTGCTATCTCGACAGGATAATAAAATGGTAATGACAACTGCTAAAACAGACTGGCTGATTACAGCTCAGGAAGACGAAAACATAACAGTGCTTGAAAAAGCAGTGGATGGAAGAGTCACAATAAAAGACATCCAGCCAGCTTTGGAAGAGTATAAACGTTTATTTTTAGCAGAGATTGCATCACCAGCAGAGATATTAACTTTATACAGAGCCTACCCAAATAAGAAAGTTTACTCTGAAGCTGTTAAAAAAATGAGTCTAGACAATCTAGATAATCAACCAATGGTTCTTGGAGGTCCAGCATCTATCGAAGTAGTTGATAGAGAAGGACATTTAATTACAACTGACGCTTTAAGGAAAGCTTTCAAAGCTTATATGGAAAACTTTAGAACCCGAAATGCCATGGTTCTACATTCTGATGTGCAGGTGGGATGGGCTTTACCTGCGTACATCAGTAAGAGTGGACAAATTTTTAAGAGTGGTGTGGATGACAAAGGTCTATACTTCATCACAGAATTAAGAGCTGACACAAAGATATCAAAGAGAGTTGAACAACAGATTGATGAGGGTAAGCTAAGGTCTTACTCAATTGCAGGAAGTGCAACTAAGACACAACAGATTCAAAAGGGAATGAGTCAATACATGCAAGTGGATGATTTGGAACTAGCTGAAGTTACTGTGTGTGAAAAAGGGGTCAATCAAGAAGCAAGCTTCCAGTTAATTAAATCTGAACACGCCGCAGTCAAGAGCTGCGTAGATGGGAGTTGCTTAATTCATTTAGAAAAATCCGAACCTGAAGATTGTGGTTGTGATGGCCCTAGCTTTGAAATTCAATTAATGGAAAAGAACGGGGATATTAGTTTGAAAGATACATTCGTAAACTTCGTTAAGAAACAAGAAGACCCGTTTCAATCAGGGAAAGGATTCGCAACATTACAGAATGTATTATCAAGGGAACAACAACATCATCAACTATTAGATGAGATGGGCTTTCCTGGTGAACTAGAACCAGAAGATGGAAGGTACACACCTGTATCAGAATATGACCCAGACCATCCTAAACCATATTGGTATGTAAATGAAAGTGGTCAGGACTTAGGGAATAGACATGTTGATGACGCACTTACAAAGCCTGGTAAGAAGTCAGAGTTTCAAAGAAGCAAAGTTTCTTCATTGGAAAGACTTCAGAAATTATTAAAAGCCGAAGTGGATAATCCTTATGCCGTTGCGACAGCACAGGCAAAAAAGATGGGATATAAAAATTTCAAGGAAGGAAGTCCTGGTGAAAAGAAAGTAGATGAAATCGCAGAGGCTATAAAAAAAGCAGGACATAATCAAAGTTACGAGGACATGAATGTTCCAGATAAAAGTGACTTAGTATATTACAAAGACGGAGAGGATACTGCATCTTTACACAGAGTTAGTTTATTAAGGGAAAAAATAAAAGAACTTAAAGAAAAAATGTTGGACGCTGATAGCAAGGAAGTGATTGATGAGGAAAAAGAAAGTGAATTACGAAAACTGACAAAAGCTGTGCTTCAGAAAAAAGCGAACAATAACGCTTGGGCTATAGCGTGGGGCATTGTAAATGATACTGTTCCTGATGGACATCCTTGGAGTAAGGTAAAAAAACCTACTAGTAAGGAAGGTAGGAAAAGCCTAGCTGGAAAGATTGCTGCGGGAATCGCAGATAATCCTTATTTTACGGGAACAGGAGGCTAAAGGATAACCATGCCAATACTTAACGGAGATGACATCAACAAAATAAATGACTTTGCCACGAAACATGGGAATGAGTGGTTAGTAATTGACAAATGGGGCGAAGGAATCAGAATCGCTTTTAAAGATGACACTGCTTATTTATTTATTAAAGAAAAAGGAACATTTGGTTCAGTTGGTGGTTGGGATTTTAAAAATGAAAAAAATAAAGGCAACTTAGGATTACAGGAAGAGGAAGTAGAGGAAGTGGAGGAAGTTGCAGAAGAAGAGGAAGAGGAAGAGGAACAAGAGGAAGAGGAATCAGAATAATGGTTAGTCCAGACAAATGTAAAAATCCAGACGAATGCGAAAACTCAGATGAGTGTGATTGCGAAGACCTTGAAAAAGATTTCATCTGCTGTGGTGGTGATTGTTGCAAAAGCGAAGATAACTAACTAACCACAGAACTTACAATAACTACACAGGAGGATTTATCCTTGACTACTCAAAACAAAAATCAAGACTATACTATATGGTCTTTAGCTTATGACCTCTCTTTCGGAGGTTTAGTAGACAGAGTGAAAGAAATAATAAAGAAGCTAAAAGAGAAATTTAAGAAACCTATTCCAGTAGAAACGGTTATAGTACATCAGTACAAAGACTACAATAACATAGGATAGAGAAATGCAAGTCCCCCTAAAATCAGGGGGATTTGCTTTTTTGTGTGGGGCCTGTTACTATACTTAATACAGAACAACAGAAAAGAAGGTGTTATAATGATAGATGATGTCGCAAAATTCACTGCATTTTGGTTCATAACGGGTGTGTTATTAACCATGTGTGGATATGGTTAGGAAAATAAATGTCCAATATAATGGAGTACATTGTCCAAATGAGTCAGCAGATGAAAGATTTAGCTGAGGACGGGGATACTAAATTGAATCAAGTTCTTGAACGACTTGATGAATTAGAACGGCTTATCGCAGAATTAAGAAATAAAATGGTATAATAGATTATGAAGTTATTTTTAAAATGGCTTAAACAATTTAAATGTCGTTTTATTAAAAGAACTTGTGGAAATGAAGTGGTGGGAGAAAGATATGAAAAACCTCAACGGAAATTATATTTTCGGTGTGAGAAATGCGATAGGATAATAAGCCGATATGTATGAAACAAATACAACTGCTGACAGACCATATGTAATTTCAGTCACTAGAAATGAAGCTTTATTTTTAGATGACTCTGTAACTCTAATGGTTGAATCAACACCTGAAACTCAAAACATAAGACCTCTAAGACCTATCTCTCCTATTACAAGTGGTGGAGTACCAGCTCCTATGGAGTTAATTTCAAAGCTTGGTAAAGCAGTTTTATATACAGCTGACCTAGAGAATAGAAATAAAGAATACAAATTATTTTTGGAAGAGTATGAACTTTTAGTTTTAAGAGAGGTCTGTCACAGCTTGGCAAAATTTGGTTCAGAGTTAGTTGGATTTAGTTTAAAGAAAAAAATCTATTCAGCACTATTCCAGAAAGATTTAGAAATGGAACAGCAAGTCAACAAACTTTTATGGGATATGGATAAAAAAATTCCTAAAAAGGATAACCCTAAATTTAAAGTTAATATAAGAAATGTTGATGAGTTGTTAGAACACTTTAATAAAGAGCTTAAATTAGACGAGGAAAATAAATAAGTTTGGAACTTTTAGCGATATTAATCGGATTAGCCACACTATTCCTGGCGTGGATAAACTGGAAAATATATTTAGAAACAAAAGCAATTAGAAAATTAACACAAAAAATGGTTGACATTATAAGTGGTAATTGGGAAGATAAGAAATAGGAGTATAACATGGCGTTAACTTGGGATTTAAATTCAGTATTTAAAAAAATGGAAGAGTCAGGGATTGAAAGACCTGAACAATTATTAATAAGTAATGGGGAACTAAACCCAATGTCTATGGGAGTGGTTATGGCAACTGCAGCTGTGGGCATAAATAAATTGACCGATAAGAATCATAAAGAATTTCATCAAAGATTAAAGAAACTAGAGATTGTCGGAAGCACATTACTAAAGAAGGAAGACGAGGACGGGGAAGGGATACAAAGAAATCCAACGCTCCCTGAGATAAAAGCTCACATAGGGTTGAAGACCAATGCTCCTACTATGGACAAAAAGAAATTCAACGCTTCTTTAATGCAAGTGATAGATAGTAAAGTACAGGAACTAATAAAGATAGAGTTGGACGAATTGAAAGAAATGGAAAACTCTAATGCCGATACCGAATAAAAGAAACATGGAAGGTATCAGACGATACCAAAGAACCAAAAAAATTGACGCTCATCTTCATCAAGACGCAATAAATGAAGAATTAATGGAAGGCATGATTGAGTATGGCTATGTTAAATTATGTAAAGCAATAGTTAGGAACGGACTGGAGAACGAGGGAATAGGTTACATGGAAACAGAGGACGGACAATTTTGGACTGCGATAATTAGGAAAGCAATTAAGGAAGACAGGGAATGAATAGAAAGCTTTATTTTTTTGATGATTGGCGAAAACACATTCGGGCCTTGATAGACCATTTTAAAGACGGGGACGATACTCCATTAACAAAAGAAGAAATCATTGAGATAACTGATTTCATAAAAACACAACTCATTTTATCCGAGTTAAAAGATAAAGATTTTCCTTCTAGAAAATAAAGGCTTGACAATCCCTTAAACTTCAACTACCATAGTTTTTACATTGGTGATTTACTAATGTGACAGAACAATAAAAAAGAGGTGAAAAATGTCAGGACATAGTTGGTCAGATGATTGCCCTAATTGTCAGGGTTCAAACACAAACTTTTACCAAGACCATAAACCATTTCAATTTATACAATTTGAATGTTTAGAGTGTGGTATGTATTCAGAAACTCATGTTGGGCAAATGAATATAAATGACTTGAATGAAACAAGAAAAGACTTTGGTGATTGGGACGAGGACGAGTTCATTCCAGTTGAAAATCAAAAACCACTTAATGAAGATTGGTTCGGTGGATTTATGAAAAGAGAAGATACTCATGAAAAAAGAATTTACGCTATTCCATATGCATACATTCAAAGTATTGATACTGATGTAGATACTATTAAAAAGTTGAGTGATAAAAACTTTATTCATCACGCAGAACATGGTGGCATGGTGTGGTCGGATTTAGAAATATTCATGAATGATTTAAACAATTTGCAACATGTTGCAGTACACAGAATAATAGAGGTGGCAAAATGAAAGAAATAACACGAGAAGAAAAGATAGAAACAATACTTGAATGGTGGCTAGAGGGTTGGCTAGATGTACCTGATATCAGTTTGCTTACTGATGAATTGTTAAGGTTGCATACAACAGAGGAGATACCATTGTACAAATATAATGATGAAGAATTAAATGAGGAATACGAAGATATAATGCAGACGAAGAAAGATTTGGGGTACGAATAATGATTGAATATACTTATAAAGAAATTTGCGAAAAGTGTCTTATTTTAGGACACGCTTATTTCTGTGATAATTGTAATGGTGTAGGTTATACCGAAAGCACTTCGGTTGATTTACCTGATAATGCTTATGATATAGAGGTGGCGAAATGAGTTACGAAGAAACTACAAAAGAACTAGAGCAACTAATTGCAGACCTAAAAGATTTAGGTGGTGAAGATATGCAAAGTATGTACATGGCAATATTAGAAGAAATTATTGTTTTATGTATGACTGCACAAAAGGAGATAGAATGACTTATATGGATTTAGATAAATATGTTCCTAGTATGGATATGCTAGATGAATACGAACCAATAGAAGAATGGCTTTGCGATTATTGTAATGTAGACCAAGTTTATATTGGTGGTGGTAGAATGGCATGTGCAAATAATAAATGTGAAAATGTGCTTGGTAAACTAGGTGATGGATTTGAACACATGACAGGTAGTTACAAAAATATGCACGAATTTTCAGACGGAGAAATATCAGATAGAATGTATCAG